GTTTGAAATTGAATTTTATTACGGTGGTCAGTTAAATCCAAATATACATTCTATTGGTAATTGTGTTTTAACTGATATTGCTTTAGATTTTGCACCTAATGGATATCAGTCATACGAAACTTTAGGCCTTATACCACAAAAAGGCAAAACTGGTATGCCGGTTGCAATTCGTATGGATCTGTCATTCCAAGAAACAGAGATTCAAACAAAATCTTCACTCAGAAAAGAATACGATGGAAAAATTAAAAATGGTGATTCACGACTTAGTAGTTTTGTTGCTGGTGGCAGTGATTCAAGTGGCATAGGCCGAGATGGTTATGATGCTTCTGGTACATATGCAGCTGCAATTGGCAGCGGCCAACCAGATGATGTTACTGGAGTAGATGAGGCTATAGCTTTGAATGCAGCTGATGATTTCAGAACAGCCTCAGATATAGACGATATTTCAACTTCAGAAGGCGTTGGATATGATCCTGAAGATTATGTAAGTGTAAATGAAGGTGAAGAAGAAGGAGACGAATAATATGGCTAGATATTTTAATTTTTTCCCAAGAACACCTTATTATAAAGGTGTAAATTCCACTTCTTTAGATGAGTTGACTAACATAACTGCAAGATTTGGATTTCAAGCCGATCTTAAAAACAATGCAGCTGCTTATTATAATTATTTGGTTAAAGATGGTGATACACCAGAAATTATTGCATCTAAAATTTATGGTTCACCAGAAAAACATTGGATTGTTTTATCTATGAATGATATTACCGATCCATTATATCAATGGCCATTGACACAACGAACAATTATTAAATTTATTAATAAGAAATACGAATCTAATGTATACGCTGATACTGCTAATACTGGAGTATCTGGTGTTTCATGGGCAACAAATAATATACATTCTTATTATAAAGTTGTATCAAAAATTAATAATACTTTAAAACTTAAAACATATAGAAAAGTAAATGTTGATGTGAATACATATTCATTAATTGTAGCAACTTCAAATAACTTTACGTTACAAGATGGTGTAAGCCTCACAATAGAAACATCAAAAGAAACAAAAACTTATTATGACCGTGAAATTGAATTGAATGAAAATAGAAGAAAAATTATATTGTTGAAACCCGAATTTGTACCAGAAGTGGAATCTGAATTTTTAAGAGTTATTAGAGAAACTTTATGACTGATAGTTTAAATATTAGGCAATCTACCGACTTTAAAATTAATGAACTTTGTCTATTAACAAAAGGTGGTAAAGTTAAACTCAATGAGGTATATGAAGAAATAAACATATATGAGAGTATGCTTGCGCCATGTATTTCTGGAAATATTCTTATAAGAGATGCTGTTGGACTAACATCAAAATTGTTATTTGATGGTACAGAAAGTTTATTGATAGACATAGACAAAGGTGAAGGTTTGTTTAGAATGAAACGCCTGTTTAGGATTTACAGTCAAAGTGATAGAGTTAATATTAATCAGACATCCGAATCATACATTTTAAATTTTGCTTCAGATGAAATAGTTTTATCAGAACAACAAACATTAGCTGAATGTTATAAAGGAACTTACACACAAATAGCTCAAAAAATAATAACATCAAAGTTGTTAGTTGATCCAGAAAATCTTAATGGTGTTTTTACACCATCTTTGGGTATGAATGATGTTATTATTCCGCAGTTGAAGCCGTTTGATGCATTAAATTGGATTGCAAAAAGAGCAGTAGATTCTGGTGGTCAACCATCTTTTATGTTTTTTGAAAATGTTGAGGGTTATAATTTCTGTACATTGTCAGATATTATGAAAAGACCGGTTATGTTTAATGTGTTTTTTGATGTTAAAAATTTACAAGGTCAAAACATTAAAGAAGAAATGATTAGTGTGCGAGCTATGGAAGTTATGTCGCAATTCGATTTCATCAAGAGCACTCAATCTGGTGTTTTTGCTGGCACTTTTATTGGTATAGACCCGTTAACTAGACAAGTTAGAACAGAAATAAAAACTGTTGACAATGTTTACAACGGAACAAGAATTGGTAATCAAAATCCAAATTTGCCTATTGAATTTAATAAAAAAGGTCAACGAAATGTTGATATGCCTGGATCAAGAGTTGTTGTTGACATATCAACAGCGCCTAGACAAACTTCAAAATTCATTAAAGATAATGACGGCACTTCAATACAAACTGATGACACACCACAAAAATTTGCATATGCAAGAAAAGCTTTATTGCAAAATTTTGTAACTCAAAGAATGAAAATTGCTTTGCCTGGAAACTTTATAGTTTCTCCAGGAAGAACTCTATATATGGAAGTACCAACTAGATCAGTAAATTTAGTTGATTCTAATAATTATGATATCACTCTTAAAGGTAAATATGCAATTTTATCAACAAGACATATCATACGATATAATCAATTTGAAACAATAGCAGAAGTTGTTACAAATTCATCAGAAAAACCATTGATTCAAGCACCTAAAGTTACAAGTAGAAAAGTGACTGACACAACTACAAAATCGGATTATTCTGGTGATGGAAATGTAGTGGATTTAAGTTTAGGATAAGGATATAAAAATATGTATGAAAATGATAGAGCTAATCCAAATAATTGGACAGGAGTTATAGAAGACTACGATGATCCATTAGAGAATGGAAGACTTCGTGTTCGTATTTTTGGATATCATAATGCAGATAAAACAATTCTTCCAACAGATTGTTTGCCATGGGCAATGGTTGGATTACCAGTTAATGCATCAAGACCCTCTAATGCACCAAGTCTTGGTGATTGGGTTGTTGGTTTCTTTTTAGATGGTGAGTCAGCACAATTTCCTGTAGTGACGCACGTTCTTCCAGGAATTAATACTGTACTTGTTAAACAACCTGTAAATTCACCAAAAACACCAGCTGGGGTTGTGTATAATAGAGCTGGTGAACCAACAACACCACTTTTAGGTCGTGGTGTTGTGGCGTATACTGCAATAGATATATCTAATAGAAATCGAGCTCACGTTTGTGATATTTCATATGAAGTTGACCAGACTATTGGTGCTATGAAAAATCTTTTTGGTCCACTTATTGATAAGATTAGAGATTTGATTAATGGAGTAATAGGAGCATCAAATCTTGATCCAACTGGTTTAGTCAAACAGGTAATTGAGTTTGCTAGAAAAGTTATTAGATTTATCAAACAAATTACAAAAGCAATCAAATACGTTCAAGAAGTTATAAATGGATATTTTGAAGTCATAAGAAAAGTTAAAGCAATGATTTCTTATATTGCAAGTTTACCAGCAGAAGCCGCAGCTTTCTTTAAAGAATGTTTGGGTAAGTTACTTGCAGTTATAAAAGCTGGATTTGCATCATTATTTCCAGATTTTGGTGGCGGGGGTCTTGGTGCTGACGTAGCAGAGTTAATAACTACAGTACAAGAAGGTGTTGATGCTGTAACAGATTTGACCAGATCAGCTGCACAAGTTATTGCAACTCCACAAAAACTTCTTGCAATAGCAACCGCACCAACAACAGCAGCTGAAGCTGCAGCTGGAAAAGCAGCGGTACAAAGTTTAATTGCTGAAGCTGGTACGGTAGCAAGTCCATTGGATGTTGGAGCTGGTCCTTAATATAAAAGTGAATTAAAATATGGCAGACGATATTAGAGAAGAATTACCCAATAGACCTGATACAGACAATGGTTGGACTGAGCCGTTATCAGCTGCATCTACAAAATATCCACCAAAATATCCTTATAATAACATAACACAGACCAAGTCTGGTCACATGTTTGAAATGGATGACACACCTCAAGGTGAACGTGTCAGAATACATCATCGTTCTGGAACATTTATCGAAATGCATCCAAATGGAGATGAAGTGCATAAGATTTATGGTGATGGATATGAAATTATTACTAAGAATAAAAATGTACTAATTAAGGGTGTATGTAATATTACAGTTGAAAAAGATTGCTTAATTCACGTTAAAGGTGATAAAAAAGAAATTATTGATGGTAATTATAATATGATTGTCAAAGGCGATTATACTGTTGTTGTTAAAGGTGAGGGATCAATATTATCAGCAGATGATATGACAGTTGGTGCTGGTGGTGATGTATCTGGTGGTTCACTACATATAAAGACAGGCGATCACTTGCTTATAACTGGTGATTTGGAAGTTGATGGACATTTAGAAGCACTTTCAATTGGTGCTGTTAGAGTTGATGCTAGAGCTGGTCTTTCTTGTGGCATAGGTGATCCAGGTGATCCACTTAAAGGTAGATTTCCAACACCTCCGTTAGGCATATTCTCTGCAACTACAGTAACAGCTTTACTTTCTGTTGCAGCTCCATTAGGAACTTTTGGTTTGATGGATTCTATTTTGATGACCGATACGGTAAATACCGCACTACATAATTGTCACTTCCATGTAGGCTTCAAAGGACCAACAGGTCCACCAATTCCAAAAATGATTTAAGGATATATTATGGCAACTCTTTTTGATAGAACAGGTTTTAATTTTACCGACACCAGTGGCACAATAACTACATTGCCAAATACAGCTATTCAACAATTGAATACGGCGCCAGCATTGGTACCAAATCAATGGATGAAAGATGATTTGATAAACAATGATACTAGTGGCTATTATAAGAACCCTGTAGCTAATTCGTGTAACATTATTTGGAACACCGCAAACACTTTATGGGCTATTGCAAATAATTTACAAGGTACTGCTAATACAACACCTTTGTGGACAACAATATATACAACACTAGGAAATATTGTTGATGCCAATACTGAGATGGTTCAGTTTATAAATCATACAAACAGAATTTCAGGTGTAGTTCCAATCACGGCTAATACAGATGCGGCTAATAAACCATGCCTTGAACAGGCTATGCAAATTGGTAAAGCATTGACATATTTGATATATCAAGTTGATGGCCGTGAAGACAACGCACCAATGTTGGGTAGTTTTACTAGCATTTTAGTGGCAAATACAATTAGTGATTATGCTAATACAATTGTGACATATCCAAATACAATTAATGCTAGCATTACAGTAAGTACGAGTGGTACTCCACCAGATCCAATTATTACAACAAACACATCAAATTTGACATATAATACAGTAAATTCAATTGCTGAATTTGCAAATACTTTATATACTTTGTTACATGACCGGCGAGTACATGATGAGAATTTTTATACCACTTCAAATGAATTGGTTAATGAAGCTAAAAATATACGCAGATATTCAAATTTAGGAGCATCTGAAAGCAGTTTAGTTGACAATCTTGTAGGAACTGATAAATTAAAATCCAGGATTGCTAATCAGTAACATAAATATAAAATGGCAACAGTATCAACACAAACCACAAGAAGATTTCAAGATTTGGATCTGAATTTTAAAATTCATCCGGTTCGAAAAGACATTAATAAGCACGTTGGAGAAATGGCAGTGGTTAATTCTGTCAAGAATTTAGTGTCAACTAAACATTATGAGGTGCCATTTCAACCTGATATTGGTTCAAATCTACACAAATTGTTGTTTGAACCACTAGATTCAGTTACAGCTACTCTACTTGAAAGGGAACTGACTGAAGTTATTAACAATTTTGAGCCTAGAGCTAGTGTGCAAACTGTGAATATAAATTTAGATTATGATAACAGTCGTTATAATGTTGAAATGGTATTTAAAATAATCAATTCAACCAATCCAGTAACAATCAAATTTTTCTTAGATCGAGTTAGATAAATGGCAGATAATCGCTTACAGGTTGCAGAACTTGATTTTGACACGATCAAGACCAACTTAAAATCATATTTACAACAACAGTCCGAATTTCAAGATTATGATTTTGAAGGCTCTGGTCTTAATGTTCTAATTAATCTTTTAGCATACAATACACATTACAATGCTTACTATTTAAATATGGTAGCTAATGAGTCGTTTTTAGATACGGCATTGTTAAGAGATTCTGTAGTATCACATGCAAAGACTTTGGGTTACGTTCCATATTCCAAAACTGCGGCCACTGCGGCAATAAATGTCACTATCGATTCTGGTACTACTGTTATAGACACATTAACAATACCAAAAGGTTTTAGATTTTTATCTAATACGATTGACAATAATTCTTACATTTTTAATGTAATGGCTGATGCAACTGTTACTAAATCTGGAACACAATATTTCTTTGAAAGTTTGGAAATAAAAGAAGGTGAATTTACTACCTATTCTTTTACTCAATCTGACAACTCTAATCCAAAAAGTATATTTGAAATCCCAGATTCCAATATTGATACTAATACAATTAATGTAACTGTTAGACCATCTTCTGGAAACTCACAAGTCACAATTTATAACTCTGTACGAGATGTTTTAGATGTTACCGCACAATCAGAAATTTATTTCCTACAAGAATCTAAATCTGGTAAATATAAAATATATTTTGGTGATGGATATATTGGTAAAAAAATTAACGATGGTGCAGTAGTTACAGTAACTTATCTGTCAACATCTGGTTCATTAGCAAATAAAGCATCTGCATTTACTGTGGGTAGTGATCTTGGTGCTGCATATACGATAACAGTTGATACTGCTAGTGTAGCTTCTGGTGGTGCAGGTAGAGAAACTGTTAGTGAAATTAAATACAATGCATCTTCTCAATTTGCAACACAAAACAGATTGGTGACATTTAAAGATTATGAAGCTTATATCACAAGAAATTATCCACAGCTGAGTTCAATTTCAGTATGGGGTGGTGAAGATCAAATACCACCAGTCTATGGTAAAGTTTTTGTTTCAATTAAACCAAAAGAAGGATATTATCTTTCTCAATTTGAAAAACAAAGAATTTTGAATGACATTATATCTCCAAAATCTATTGTTTCGGTTCAAACGCAATTTGCAGATCCAGAATATTTGTATATATTGGTAAATAATTATATTCAGTATGATCCAAAAAGAACTAATTTAAGTGAAAATGCCATCAGAACAAATATTACTAATGCAATTATAAATTATAAAAATACAAATCTTGATAAATTTGCAACTAGATTCATTCTTTCAAAATTACAAGAAGCTGTTAATGCAGTAAGTTTAAATTCTATTATTGGTTCTGAAACAACTGTTCGTTTACAGAAAAGAATACTTCCAATTTTAAATCAAAGTAAAAATTATACAATTAGCTATAATGCACCATTACATCGTGGAACAATCACGAATAAACTAACATCAACATCATTTAATGTTAATGACACAGATGGTGTAGAACGTACTGTGGTCTTTGATGAAATTGAACAAGCGTATTCTGGAGTTAACTCTATACAATTATCAGATGCCGGTTCTGGATATATTACTGCACCTACAATAACGATTGTTGGTGATGGATCCGGAGCAGAAGCGGAAGCTGTTCTTTTGAATGGCCGTATTCAAACAATTAATATGGTGAAAAGAGGAATAGGATACACAAGAGCTCTTGTAACTATTTCTGGTGGTAGTGGTTATGGTGCAACTGGTGTTGCTGTCATTGATGGTAGAGTTGGTACAATAAGAACCATCTATTATGATTCAAATGCCGAAAGACAAATTGTTGATGACAATGTTGGATTTATTGATTATGACAATGGTATTATTCAAATTTATGATATCAATATCCTATCTGTAGATTCACCAGATGGATATCTTCGTGTTTCTTTACAATCTGAAAAAAGTATTGTTGAGACAGTTCGAAACACAATCATCACTATTGATGAAACAGATCCTACTGCTATTACTGTTAATTTGACTAAAGCTTCTAGTTAATTAAATGTCTGATTTAAGAACATCTCTACTTGTTTCGCAACAAGTACCCGAATACGTTAATGACGAATATCCATTATTCGTTTCATTCATGGAAGCTTACTATGAGTTTTTGGAAACAGCACAAGGAACTCAAAAAAATAATGTATTGGAATTATCAAAAGATTTAAGATATATCTCTGATGTTGATATTTCCATAAATGCGTTTGAGAGAAGCTTTTTTGACATGTATGCAGCTCTTATTCCTAGAGATATTAGAGTCAACAAAGAAACATTAATTAAAAATGTATTGCCGCTTTATCTCGCAAGAGGTAATGAAAAATCATTTAAGTTATTATTTCGATTACTTTTTGGTGATGAAGTTGAAGTTCTTTTACCAAAAAACAATGTTCTCAAAACTTCTGATGGCCAATGGACTATTGATAATATTCTGAAGTTAGAAACAGATATCCGTAGTACCTATGTTGCCAATGGTTCAAATACAGTATTTTATTTGGCACAATCAGTTGATGTTGGTGATATTTCTGTTTATGTTAATGATACATTAAAAGTACTTAATACAGATTATACTGTTCGTAAAGAATCAAGAAAATTAGTTTTCAATACAGCACCAACTGCAAATTCAGCAATCAAAGCTGTTTATAGTAATTTTGATGTTACATTATTAAACAACAGAAAAGTTACAGGATTAACTTCTGGTGCAACTGCGGTTATTGAACGTGCAACAAAGCGAATCATTACGGACCGATTAAATTTTGGTTTACCTTTTGAATTGTTCATTGATAAGAAATCATTGAGTGGATTATTCACTAACGGTGAACAAGTTGTAACCGATATCATTGATTCAAATGGAACAATAATAACTTTAAATGCCGACACTTTTTCCATTCTTACTACAATTCTAGTTACTGGTTCTGGTGCGTCTTATAATGTTGGTGATAAGTTAACTATTCTTGGTGGTGGTGCAACAAGTGTTGCTACAGCAGAAGTTGAGTCTGTAACAGCTGGTCTAACAAATCGTATTGTTGTCAATTATGGTGGCGCAGGATTTCATACTGCTTCATTGATATCAAGTTCAAATACTCCAGGCAATTCATTTCTTACTGGTGCTGTTGATGGTGTTGATACTTCTGGTGCAAATTCGGCAATTTCATTCTTAATTAGTGATGACATTATCAATTCATATTCTACTATTGTATTATCAGCTGCAGATTATGGATTTCCATCCCAAGTTATTCCAGCTGGTGAAAATATTAATACTAGAATTTTTGATGCATTAACTTCCGTAACTATATCAGACCTTGGTCCAATAACTAATGCAGTTATTTTGTTCTCAAACACATCTGTTAATACCGCAATACTTGATTCGGAAGGTGCTCGTTATCTTCTTGGTAGTACAATATATGATATTAAATCATATCGTTCGGTTGGAAGAATTGATGTTAACAATGGTGGTGTAAACTACAAAGTTGGTGATGAAGTTGTATTTGGTACAAATCCATCTGGCACATATGGTTACGGTGCAGCTGCTGCGGTAACTGAAGTTGCTGGTTCTGGAACAATCACCAAAATTAAAATACAATCTCAGAGAGTTGCTGGCACCGCAAACGTATTGAATAATTCAATTGTTGTTGTTGGCACTGGTACTGCATTTGGTACTGAATTGGGTGTTGGTGATAAGATTACAATCAGAAGCCAAGAACGATTTATTAATGCAGTAACTTCTTCAACATCTGCAACTGTAAATGCAGCCTTCTCATTTAGTGACGGTACTGTTTGGTCTAATAACTCACCTATTGGTTCACTATCAAGAGGTGTTATTGGTGGTATTAACTATACTCAAGGCAGCTTCCCAACAGTTACAGTATCATCAACAACTGGCACTAGTGCAAATGTCGCAATCACTTCTTTAATAGGCGATGGTGAATCATTGACTGCTTTGACTGATACAGTACCTGGCCAAATTATCACAATCAAAGTTACTAGTGGTGGTGCTGGATATCAATATATTCCAAAAGTTGATTTGACTACCAAAGGTGATGGTACTGCAACTGCAACTGCAACAATTGGTGACTCATACTCTGTATTGCCTGGCCGTTGGACAACTTCAGATTCTATTCTCTCAAGCTCAGAAAGAAAAATTCAAGGTAGTAATTTCTATGTTGATTATTCTTATATTACATCATCATTAACAGAATTCACAAAATACAAAACAATTCTGAAAGAACTATTACATCCAGCTGGATTTGTTAATTATGCAGACTTGAATAAGAATTCTGCTATTTCATCTAATGTAATTTATCTAAACACATCGACTGCAAATTCCATTTCTGGTACTGTTAATGTGACAAACGGTTCGATCTATGTTTCTGGTCTAAACACTAAATTTAACATTGCAAACACAAGAGGAACACTAACTGTTGGTACAAATATTGCAGTTAATGGTGAATTAAGAATTGTAAACAGTATCATCAGTAACACAAATATTTCTGTTTCTTCTGCATTTACTACTAATTCTAGCAGCGAAACTTTAATTATAGTGACATAAATAGACTTTATGACAGCAATAACCAATAAAAAACTAGTATTCAATAACGCAGAACAGTTCAAAGAGTCGTTCTCCGGAGCTGCACCAACAATATATTATATATTTGTTGGCAATCATGTGCCGTACGCTAATGAAGCTTCACCAGACTCTTTAGTAGATACAGTTGCAACCGAGAAAAATACTTGGGATAATATCTTTGCCGCAAAAAGAGCAACAGGCAATGATGTACAATTAGTTGTCCCTAGAATCAACTGGACTTCTAATACACAATATCGTCAGTATGATGATACAATTGATATTGGTACTTTACTGTCTTCGAACACAACTCAAAATTTAAAACCGATGTATGTTATTACTTCGGCCAGAAATGTATACAAATGCGTTTCTAATAGTGCATCGTCAAACTCATCTGTGGAACCGACTGGTGACTATACAACTTCTAATGGTAATATTTCTACTTCTGATGGTTATGTGTGGAAGTATATGTACAATGTTAAACCATCAAACAAGTTTCTTACAACTTCGTGGATTCCAGCACCAACATCAACAGCTGCACTAGACTATAGTGTAAATGCAGCTGGTGTTGTTGATGGTGAGTTAACAACAATTGTGTTAACATCCAAAGGAACCAATTATAGACAAGCATCAAATATTAGAGTTAATGCGTTCACTTCTGGACAAACTGTTTTACAATTATCTAATACGTCATTAACTTTGGGTATTTTTAGTATTCCAACTCTTGCAAATTTAAGTAATTTGTCAATCACAGGCACTGGTTTACCAACTGATGCATATATCAGTTCTATTTCAAATACAACTGGTACAATTACATTATCAGCTGCAACTACTGCTGCTGGAGGTAATGCAAACAATATAACAATTTCAACTAGAGTATACATCTTTGGTGATGGTATTGGTGCGGTGGCTTCTGCTGTATTGTCTAATACTTCTTCTGGTGTTCCAGCCGCTTCTGCAAATGTAAGTAAGATAACTGTGTCAACAATTGGATCTGGTTTCTCTAGAGCAAATGCATACATTTATGGTTCAGGTTCAGGTGCGGTTGCTAGAGTTATTTTACCGCCAAAATTTGGCCACTCATTTAATCCAGCAAAAGAATTGAATGCTAATAATGTAATGGTTGCGGTGCGTGTTGGTGAAATTGACTCTACAGAACAAGGATTAATTTCTATAGATACTTCATTTAGGCAGTTTGGGTTGTTAAGAAACCCGTATAAATATGGTTTAACAGTTGCGGCAAATACGTCTACATCAAATTCTGTGATTTCACAAACAACAAATCTAGATATTGTTGCTGGTGGTGCATTTACTCTGAATGAATATGTGTATCAGGGATCAGTAGTTAATCCAAACGCATACGGATTTATCAACGCACAAACAACCAATGGTGTTCGTTTGTCTAAAGTAAAAGGTAATTTTATTACTGGTTTGCCGTTAATTGGTGTAAGTTCTGGATCGTCTAGAACTGTAACTGCTGTGAAGAATCCAGAATTTCAACCATATACTGGAGATATGTTATATGTTGAAAACACAACAAAGATTGATCGTGCTGACGGTCAAGCTGAAAATATTAAACTAGTCGTAAGTTTCTAAGGATAGTCAATGGCTCTTGATACCAATTTTAATGTAAACCCATATTATGATGACTATGATGAAGATAAGAAATTTCTTCGTATGTTGTTTAAGCCAGGATATGCGGTTCAAGCTCGTGAGTTAACACAACTACAAACAATTTTACAAAAGCAAGTTCAACGCTTTGGTAATTCTGTATATAAGAACGGTTCTGTTGTAACTGGTGGTCAAACTTTTTTCCAAAATGTAACATATCTAAAGTTAGATTCTACATTCTTGGGTTCTGCTGTAACAGCAAATAACTTTATTGACAAGACACTTGTTGATGATAATACAAATCCAACAAAGAAAGCTCTTGTCCTTAAAGCATTCGATGCAGATGCAGGTACTGGTGATCCAAAAACTCTATTGGTAAAATACATTTATGGTACAGAGTTTGCTGCCGGTGACACAATCAAGACTTATGAAACTGATACTGTTTCTGCTAATATTGCAACTGCTGGTATAGGCACTGGTCAAATCTTCTCTGTCAATGAAGGTGTGTATTACTATGAAGGTTTCTTTGTTAAGAATGATGCACAAACTATTGCCGTTTCAAAATATTCAAATACTGCAAATGCAAGAGTAGGTTTTGAAATTACAGAATCCACAGTATCATATACATCTGATACAACTCTTTTAGATCCAGCACAAGATGCTTCCAACTATCAAGCACCTGGATCTGATAGATATAAAGTTAATTTAACACTATCACAAAGAAGTATTGAGTCTACAGACGATACTCAGTTCCTTGAGTTAGCTAGAATTGAAGAAGGTGCTTTAACAAAGTACGCTAGATTCCCAATCTATTCAGTATTAGAGGACACTTTAGCACGTAGAACATTTGATGAATCGGGTAACTACACCGTTAGACCATTTAATTTAACACTAAACACATCCGCAGCAAATACAGCTAATATGGAAGTTATCTTGTCTCCAGGCAAGGCATATGTTTATGGTTACGAATTTGAAACGGTTTCACCTACTACACTTATCATTCCAAAACCAAGAGAAACTGAAAGTGTAGTGAGTAAGCGTATTACCGCAGACTATGGATATTATGTCTACGCAAATACACTTTATGGCACATTGCCAATTAATAGTTTACAGACTGTAGATTTACATTGTGTTCCAAATTCTGTAATTAATGTAACATCTACTGCAACTATTTCTAATACAAAGATTGGTACTGCAAGAATTAAATCTATTGGATTTGATTCAACAGCAAACACATCTAACTCTGCGACATATCAGTACAAGGCTTTCTTGTTTGATGTAAATGTTGGTTCATTGACTGGTACAGTTAACACAGCAATTAATGTTAGTGCAGTTCAAATCGCTAACACAATGATTGCAGCCAATAATAGATTGGTTACTGATAACGCATATATTGGTGCGAAGTTTAGAATTACTAGTGGACCAGGTCTTGGTGAACCAGCTAGAATGATTACAAACTATAGTGGTGTAAATCAGACAATTACTATAGATCCTCCTTTTGTTACAACACTAACAAATGCATCTGCATATTCAATCGACTTTGAATTTAATGATGTAAACTCAATTGTTGTTACTAATGGTGCTGGTGCAACTGCAAGAGTTGCTGCTGTTGATATCGATCAGCGTTCAAAAGATCATTCTACAGTTTTTGATGATGTATTCATTAGTGATACTAATACAGAACCTCTATTGTTTAAGTTGGGCGAAAACTTTATTGCTAATAGTTCAATTACTGGTCTCTCATTATCATACAGAAGACTGTATGAATCTGTTGGATTTAGTGCTGGTTTACAATCTTCAGCATTATCTGTTGGCACTGGTGAAGCATTATCTACTGCCACATCAACAAGTACAAGACAGGCAAACTATCAAGTTGTTGTGACTGCAGCTGGTTCTTCTGCATATGAAGTAGGTAAAACTATTCCTGCTAATTTATTTACAGTTGACCAAGCAACAAGAAAAATTACAATCACAAATGGTCTTAATTTAACTGCAAACGTATATGCAACAATTGATGCAACTGCACCAAATCCAAAAACTAAAACATATACACCTGCAAATACTTCATTACAATTATCCGCTGGCGTAAACATATTTGCCAATGGTGGTGTGAATCTTTATGCATCAAACGGCCAAATTCAAATTGCCGCTAATAACATTGTTAGAGTACCAAGTGTTGCACAATCATTGTACACATCTGACGTTATTCGAATTGTTTCTATTTTAGATTTCAACAATACATATATTACTCAGGCAAATGTTGCAAGTGCTATCGATGTTACTGCACGATACACATTAGACACTGGTCAAAGAGATTCATTCTATGACCATTCTTCAATTAAATTGAATCCTGGTTATTCAACACCTGTTGGTCCTCTTGTTATTAAGTTTGACAGATTTTCATCGTCTGGTGCTGGATTCTTTACAAACGACTCATACAGTAGCTACACATACGAAAACATTCCAACATATATTGCATCTACTGGCACAAACTATCCACTTCGTGATTGTTTAGACTTTAGACCAGTTCGTGCTACAGCAACTGCTGCAACGGCAAATACGGTTGTGTTTGATGTTGATTCTTCATCAACTGGTCCAAAAATACCTGAGAATGGTTCCGATATTCTTTTGAGTTACAGTTATTATTTGCCAAGACATGACAAAATTGTTTTAAATAAAGATAAAACTTTTGAGGTAATAAAAGGTGTGTCATCTTTATATCCAAATGATCCTAAAGACAAAGATAACTCAATGACATTGTACATTTTGCGTAATCCAGCTTATGTTGCGAATACGTCAAATGTAAGCACTCAATTTATCAATTATAGAAGATATACTATGAAAGATATTGGTGTTATCGAAAAACGTATTGAAAATCTTGAGTACTATACTTCATTATCTTTATTAGAACAAAATACTGTTTCTAAACAAGACTTGACAATTCTTGATTCTCAAAACTTATCAAGATTTAAAAATGGTATTATTGTAGATTCATTTACTGGTTCTGGTGTTGCCGATGTTGCAAAACCAGATTATAAAGCTGCTGTTTGGCCAAGAGCAAAAGAATTAGTTCCTTCATTTAATGTGAGTTCTATTTCTTTACAATTTGATTCCGCTAATTCTTCTGGATTTACACAGAACGGAACTTCTATTACTGTAAGTTCCACTGATACTATGTTCATTGACCAACCAAAGGCGTCAAAAGCAACAAGTATCAATCCTTTTAACATTACTAATTATATTGGTAAAATTTCAATTGATCCTACGACGGATATCTGGTTAGATACAAATCGTCAACCTGATGTTGTAGTTAATATCGGTGGAGATGCGGATGCATGGAGTAGAATTACTTCATTGACTACACCATATGATTACACATGGGGTGCATGGCAAGATAATTGGACAGGAACAACTACATCAACAACTGGTCCTGCATTCATTGATTTCCGCGGTGGTATATCCATCATGGGAACGCAAACAACTACAACAACTGCAACTGGTACTGGTACTCGTACAGGTCTTTATTCACACATTGCTCCAGAAACTATTAGACAAAGCATTGGTGACAGATTAGTTGACCTATCTATTATTCCTTACATGAGAAGTAAGGGAATTTTGATGGTTGGTTCTGATTTTAAACCAAACACAACATTATATCCATTCTTTGATACAACAGCTGTTGAAGCATATACAAATCGAGCAAACAAGTTTACATTACAAAACAACAACCTTGGTTACAGAACTGAGATTGGTAATTTTGAACAAGTAACTATTTACAACAATAGTACTGCAGCTTCTGTTGGTACTGCATATGTAGTAAGAACATCTAATACTGAAGTTTTCATTGTTAATAATCAACCAACTGGTTCTTATAATCTCGCTTCTGCAAATTTGATTGGCCAATCTACAGGAACATCTTCTAAGATTGTTCGTTATGACCATTATACAGGTCGTGCTACTGCCGCAAATACTAACTCTATTACATTAGCGGTTGATGCTAATTCTGCAAACAATGTTTCGGATTACAATGCATCTGTAATTTTTGTTGCTGCTGGAACAGGTCTTGGCCAAACTGCAACAATCACATCATATAATCCTGCAACAAGAGTTGCAATGATTTCTGGCACATGGACAACAACTCCTATTGCCAATGATTCATCTTACTCTATTGGTAGAATGAAAACAACTGCCGCTGGTGATGTTGCAGGTATCTTTACAATACCCGCATCAACATTTAGAATTGGTGAAAAGAAAGTTCGTCTAATTGATAATAACATCAACGATGTTGTCTCGTCTACAACTAACGGCGATGCATCATTCTTTGCTCAAGGTGCTGTACAAACAGTTGAGGCGACAATTCTTTCTATTACACAACCAACAGTTCAAAGAACGGCTGTATCACAAGCACAACCAATTTCTAAAGTTACTGGTGTTTCTACAACACAGGGTATTGTTGGTTGGTATGATCCACTTGCACAAACATTTTTGATTGACCCAAATACATATCCACAAGGAATGTATCTTAGTAGAATTCGTGCATGTTTTAAATCAAAAGATGCTGTTGTTCCTGTTACACTACAACTTAGACCAACAGTAAATGGTGTACCATCTGCATCTGTCATTTATCCAAATGGTACAGTTACTCTGACACCAGACAAAGTTAAAACAACAGATAGTCCAAATTTAGATGATGCAAATAGTTATACTGAGTTTAAGTTTGATTCACCAATTTATATGCAGCCTGGTGAACACTCATTTGTATTCTTTTCCAATTCTAACAAATATGAAACATATGTTGCTGAAATTGGTAAATTAGATATCGTACAACAACGACAAATTTCAGAACAGGCATATGGTGGATCTCTATTCTTATCACAAAATGGTTCTACATGGACTGCGGATCAAACATCTGATATGTTGTTCCGAATATACAGAAGTGTATTTTCAAGAACAGCGGCCACATTGAAGTTTAATGTAATTGCGCCAAGTTCAAATGTACCATACGATTTGACACATTTGATTACTAACGATTTAGTCCTTGGTAATACATCTGTTGCATACTCATTTAACACTACAGTAGATGCTGGTGGTGGTTCAACTGGTTTCCAACCTATTCTTCCATTGCAAGATTATTATATGGATGATGGATTTGGACGCCGTGTTATTACAACAAGTAATAATTCGTTTGTCTTACAGGCAGTAATGTCAACATTGAATCCTGCCATAAGTCCTGTTGTAGATTCTTCACGATCTGGTGCTACTATTGTTGAAAATATTATTAACAATCTGCCACTAAGAAACTCTGAAATCTTTATCACATCATCAGGAACTGGTTATGCCAATTCTACTGACGTTACTGTTTCAATCACAGGCGGTGGAGGTGCTGGTGCAACTGCTTCGGCAAATGTTCTATCTAATACAATCAATTCTGTTTATATCACAAATGGTGGTATTGGTTATACAACATCACCAACGATTACGATAACTCCTGGATCAGGCGGTGGTTCTGGTGCGGCTGTTACATATAATGGTGAAGATAAACAACTTGGTGGTAATGCTAATGTGCGTTATATGACCCGTAAAGTTATTCTAAATGATGGATTTGATTCTGGTGATCTTCGTGTTTATTTGACTGGATACAAACCATCAAATTCTAACATATATGTTTATTACAAAATCCTTTCTAAGTCTGATAGTGATTTATTTGATAATAAAAACTATCAATTGATGACAGAACTTGGTAACGAAAACTTTGTTGCTACAAATAGAAATGATTATCGTGAATTAACTTTTGCACCAGGAACTGGTGGTGTTGCAAACAATTCTGTTGCATACACAACTTCAACAACTGGATTCTCTACATTTAGAACATTTGCTATTAAAGTTGTTATGACTGGTATAGATACAGTTGATGTTCCAAAAGTGCGTGATCTTCGTGCAATTGCATTCCCATCGGGAGTATAATATGCCACTAGTACAAGTTAATGATACACCATTCGTTAGAGATACTGATTCTAAGGCCATTCTAAATACAGATAGAAATGGTCTAAATGAGTATTATATGAAACGTGAGCTTGCAAAAAGACAACAAATAGAAAAGACTGAAGACAAAGCTCGATTGAACAAACTAGAAGAAGATATGCAAGAGATTAAACAGTTGCTGTTACAAATAGCGGCAAATCAGGATAAGTAATGTCTATAATTTCAC